AGTGCTAAAGTTGATAAAGGAACGGAAGAAACCTTACAAAATAAAAGTGATGATTGGAACGAAAGATATAAAGAAAAAAGGGGTTATGGAACTAGTGTAGGTATGTTAAAAGCAGTATATCAACGGGGTCTTGGAGCATATAATACATCACATTCACCCGAAGTTAAATCAGCGAAAGCCTGGGCTATGGCTCGTGTGAATGCGTTTTTATTACTTATGAAGGACGGCAGACCTGGCAACCCCAAATACACAACTGATTATGACCTATTACCATCAGGACACCCAAAGAAAAAAGAAATGACTAACGAAGATTTTATTACAGAATATATCCCCTATGATGATATAGCAGAACAATATTGTAATTGTGATTATGGTTATACTGCTATTGGTTTCAAGGTAGGTGATAAGAACGAATACAAGTGTGTTGAAATAGATAGTGAAGAAGCGATGGAATATAACGCAGCACAACTTGTAATTAAATTAGAAACTTTATTAAAACAAATGGATAAATCTATGTCTTAAACATTTAAGACATATATTTATGATAAACAATTAAAAAAAAAATAAACTATGAAAAATATTGAAATATTACAAAAAGTAGCTGACCTTGTTGGCTTTAAGTTTTCAAGTGTTTCCTATACATTCGCAGAAGTTGAATTAGATGGTGGTGTAATCATTACCAATTCAGCGGAAGGTGAGTTCGTTTTGGGTGATACAATTAGTGTTAAAAACGAAGACGGAACATTTACCCAAGTAGGTTCAGGAACACACAGATTAGCTGACGGAATGAAAATCTTTATCACAGATGAAGAAGGTAAGTTGGTTGAAATCAAAGACGCTGAAGAAGAAGAAGGTGAAGAAGGTGTTGTTATTGTTGATGCTGAAAAAACTGAAAGTATGGAAAGCTCACAATTAGACGCATTAAAAGCAGCGATACACGATGTATTGTTTGCGTTTGAAGCACACGCTAAAGAAATTGCTGACTTGAAGGCTGATTTACACAACTTCAAGAATGAAGCTAAACACGCACCATTAAAGGAAGATACTTTGATGGCAAACGCTTTTTCAAGCGACAGCAGATATGAAATCCTGCGACAGATGAAACAAAATAACAAAAAATAAAAACAAAAACTAAAAAAAATAAAATTATGAAAAATCTTAAAAACTTCAATTTTGATTTTGATACTACTGGAATGGTAGATTACTTAAACGCAAACGCTGATTTGCTTTTATCAAAAATCGTAATGGATACTATTGAAAGTTCAACTTACAAAATTATCCCAAACATAAAGTTCGGCGAGTTAATTCCGGTTTATGAAACGGGAGCGATAGACGATATTGCTTTTCCCGGAACGAGTTGTTCTTTCACAGGCGGAACTATTGAGCTTACCGAAAGAGAATTAAAGGTATGCCAATACAATATCCAAAAAAATTGGTGTGATGACGAACTTAATCGCACAATATTAAGTGCGCGTTTATCACCAGGTTCTTACCCACCAAACTTGGCTCCTTCAGTTGAAGAAGCATTTATGAATGATATTGCGAAGAAAGCTTCGGTTTATGCTTCAAGAAAGTTTTGGAATGCTGAAACTGCTAGTGATGGTTGTTCTGGTATTATAGAACAATTAGAAAGCGCACCTTTCACAGCTGAAACAATCAACAAGACATATACTGCTATGACTATCGCAAACGCAACATCTGTTGCTGACGCTTACATCTTGGCATTACCTGCTCCGTTAAAGGTCATCAATACCATTATGGCGTTGAACCACAACGATTTCCAAGCGCTCCAACTTAGTTTGAGAAACCAAAACTTATTTAATTTTAATCCGGTTACTTTGGAAAACGGACAAATGGCAATCCAAATCCCTTTCACAAATGTAATCGCTATTTCTTGTGAAATCGCTGCTGGTTATGTTGTATTGACTAACGCTGAAAACTTGATGATGGGAACAGATTTGTTAAGCGACATTTCTTCACCTATTTCTTGGTATTCTTTGGACTTCCAACAAACAAGATTGAAATTAGCTATGAAGCTTGGTTCTGCTGTTGGTATTCCTTCACAGGTAGTTTTCGCATCTTAAAATTAAACAATCACATTCCTAATGGTTTATAGTCCTTCGGGACTATAAACCAAGTAAGGAAGATAAAAAAAATAACAAAAAATATAATAACATAAAACTATGGCTTCTAATTGTATTATCACAAGCGGACTAGCATTAGCTAGTTGTGTGAATAATGTTCCTGGTATTGACGAATTATTCGTTTTAACATCTACAGGAACATCTACAGACGCACAATTCGCATCTATCACCTATGATGGTGATGGTTATATCACTTCATTTTCAGCTGCTACTACAGGTTTAACTTTCCAACAAATAGACCTTGTAAGAAATAGTAGTGCTGCGTTGAACGAAGAAACTTCAATCAACTTACCATCTTTAGGATTTACATTCCTTACTAAACTTCTTTTTACAATTCCAGGATATTCACAGGAAAACACAAACCTTTACCAACAAATCGTTAAAAATACCGAAAGTTATTTCATCGTAAAGTTGAAGACAGGTAAGTATTTCTTGGCAGGTGCTGATGTAAATGGTGGTGGTGGAATGTATGTTGAAACAGCAGGTATTGTTTCTGGTTCATTACCAGGAGACGACCAGTTGTATTCAATCGGTTTAACTTCACAAAGTTCAATCAGCGTTCCTGAAATGTTAGTTCCAACAACCTTGACTGCTTTTGTAGCAGGTTCAGGTTTCGGTCTATACTATAACTAATTAAAAAAACTACTTTTTTATGGGGGGTAAAACCCCCATTTTTTTAAGCCAATTATGTTGGAAGTAATCAAAGATATTCGGGTTAGGAAGGACAACACTTATGTTCCTATAACAAGATATAAATTGACTAACTTACGACTTGATTTAGATAGTGAAATAATTACAATAAAGGTTCTATTCTACAGGAAAGATGACCTAATATTTACCAAGTTATTTAACTTGGGTAAATGTGGTGATACAAATGTGAATGAACTAATCAAACAGGTTCATCAACAAATACAAAATGAAGTTTAAGTCATTACTTACCCAATACTTTCAAGGCGAACAAGTGTATAACTATGGGGGACAAGTTCCACCAATTTTGTTTCCTGAACCTACACCACCTGTTAGTCCAAGTCCAACGCCGACCCCTTCAATCACCCCTACTTTAACAAGGACACCAACACCTACGCCAAGTATTAGTCCATCGCAAACTGCGACACCTACAATCACCCCGACCAATACAACCACACCAACCATCACCCCAACGACTACAAGGACACCTACACCGACAAGAACGGCTACGATGACCCCAACACCCACGATGACCCCAACATCATCACCAGCAGTCCCGTATCAAACGGGATTATTGGCTATTGATTGTGGTGGTGGAATATACACAGGTGGGGTTAGTGTAAATGTGAATGGAACACCTGTTGTAATAGTTGGTAGTGGTGGAACAATAGGTAATGGAAATTGTGTAAATCTATTGGTTAGAAATGGCACAGGAATAATTTATCAAATAACTTATGGTGGTGGATTTACGCAGTGTTTAACACCACTAGTATATGATGAAGTTAGAACAATCAACTTTAACTACAATGCTGGTATATTACCGATTGGTGGTTATGACTACACCGAACAATATTGGAATGGTGGTGTATTGGTTGGAACAACATTCAAGCAAACATCAATTATCAACCCTGCCGCTGACTTGGGTAATGGTTGTCCTACACAAGATTTGGATTTGGTTGTTAGTTTCTACATTCAAGGTGGAATTGTTCCAAGTCCAACCCCAACGAATACGCCAACCAATACGATTACACCAACCAATACAGAAACACCAACACAGACGCCAACACCAACCAACACCGAAACGCCTACACAGACGCCAACTAATACACAGACACCTACAAATACGCAGACACCAACCAACACGGAAACGCCTACACAGACACCAACGAATACTACAACACCTACAAATACACCAACGAATACAATTACCGCAACGAATACACCTACACCTTCAATAACACCAACGAATACACCTTATTTTGTATGTCCGCAACAAGTGAATATAACAGGATTTACTGGTTCATTTACAGGGTATAACGGAACTTATGATAGAATAACATATCAGTCAAACGGAAATACATTTGAGGGGGGACAAACTTTAACGGGAATTGGTTGGGATACAGCACAATTTTCAGGATTGTATTTAACTGCTTGGGAAAATAATAATGGTATTCAGTTAGTTTTTAGGGACTATAATGGTTATGTATTTACCCCTATTGACGCAATAAATAATGCGTTTGTAAATTATCCTAATTATGTTGAAGATTTATTGGGTGGTAGTTTTAATAGTGGTTCGTATAAGTTTCCAGCAGAACAAGGACAAACAATATTATATTATGATAGTAGTGGTTCTACTACCTATAATATTACTTTTACATATCCTATAAATTGTCCTACACCGACACAAACACCTACCAATACTGCGACGCCTTCACCGACGCCAAGTATCACCCCAACGAATACACCGACAAAGACACCAACACCGACACCTACGCCGTGTTGCTTAAAATATCTTATTACAAATACTGGTCCTAGTTTTTCAGTTTATACCGCTCAAGCGTGTGCCGGTGGAACAGCGACTATTACAATACCAATAAATCAGTCAAGGACAACTTGTGTGATAATTGGTGGCCCACCACCAGCGTATAGTTCTGGTAGTGTTTGTGTAATATCAATAATAGATGATAGAAGTTGTTGCTAATAATTAAAATAATATGATATACATAGAACAGAACGCAACCAACAACATCTTTGTAAATGTATCCCAATACAAGACGGGGGATTTTGGTGCTAATCCAAGATACTTATGGCGATTACAAAACGCACAAGGTAGAAACATAGTAAGTTTCTACCCTGAAAACGCAACCACAACATATCCATCTATGTATGCCAACAGGTATGATGTATTCAGTTTTGATACATTTAAGAACTTACCTGAAAACTTAAATTATACAGGGGGAAGTGCTTGTAATTTACACCTTGAAAATGAAAACCAATACTGGTTGGGTGTATATGAAATGCCATCAGGTTCTACATCATATAATCCTTCAAGTGTAAAGTTGTTAAATAGTTTGGCGTTTATATTCGTTCCTGTAAATAATGACTTCTATACAGGGAATACGGAGAACTTTACACCGAACACGATATACTACAAACAATAAAGGAATAACTTATATTTATACAATATGGAAAGTAATACAAATCCACAACCAAAGATACATTCGTTTAATGTTGATTATCAAATCAACAGATTAGACACCCGTGAAAATAGGGAAGCCACAGAAAGAAGTAAGCCTTGGGTTTTATGGGGACTACGAAATGACTACCCGCAGTTTCTTTTACAAGTAAAAGAAAATAGCCCAACGATGTCCGTTGCGATTGATGCGAAGGTAAATATGACCTATGGTGATGGGGTTGAAATTGAAGATTTGGGTAATGTTATGGTGAATAAATATGAAACCATAAGTGAATTATATTACAAGATTTTTTACGACATTTGGTTATTTGGTGGTTATAGCCTTGAGACGATAAAGTCCCGTGATGGTAGTAGAATTGAAAGTATCTACCATATTCCATTCCAAGATGTTCGTGTTGGAAAATACGATGTTGATATTCATAACAGGGAAAATGGAACTTTTTATTTTTGTGAAGATTGGCAGAACACCAACCAAAGAAGATTGGTTGTAAAGTTCCAATCATTAAATATGGAAAGCCGTGAAGGTCGTGAAATGGTATATTGGAAAGATTATACCCCAACGATGAATAGACATTATCCTTTAACACCATATCAATCGTCAATAAATAGTTGTGTATTGGAAGCGGAGGTGTATGAGTTCCACAAAACTAACCTATCAGCATCACTTATGCCGAACTTATTTGTAAGTTTGATAGGAGACCCTACCCCTGAAGAAAAACTTGAAACCTACGAAGAATTGGTAAGGTCTTATCAAGGAAAACAAGGACAGAAACTTATGTTGGCATTCAGTAATTCAAGTGAAGAAAGACCTGTTATTGAAGCAATCAGTAATACGGGTAATGATACATTCTATACTGAAATATTACAGATGTGCGTTCAGGCAATCCTTACAGGACAACAAATCGCTTCACCGCTATTATTGGGTATTTCAACCTTGAATAATTCAGCCTTTAGTCAAAACGCAGAAGAAATAAATGTAGCGTGGAACTTGATGATGGAAACAACAATTAAGCCGATGGTTAGAAAAGCAAACAGCTCTATAGAAAACATATTAGCCTTGAAATACGATAGACCAATCAAATTGATAAACAAGTTTAGAAATCCTGAATTATGATATATTGGATAGACGAAAGTTATGTTCGTGATAATTTACCTGTAGAATATTCCCTTTTAAGTGGAAACATCTTACCTGCTTTACAACAGGCTCACTTCATCAACGCTCGTGATATATTGGGTGATAGATTGTTTGATAAGATAAATGAATTGATTTTAGCAGGGACGATTGACGATATTGCGAATGAAAGGTTCAAGTTTCTTTTGGATAATTACCTACAGAATGTAGTGTTATATTGGACGATGGTTTATATGACTACCAACCTATTAGCAAAATATGCCAACAGGGGTATTCAATCGCAACAAGGCGAGTTTAGTAATAATGTTGATTTGTCTGTTTGGAGAACCTTGAAAAATGAGTTTAGCGATTTAGCAACATATTATTCACAAAGAGCGAATGATTGGTTGTTTTGGAACCAGAATGATTATGTCCCTTACTATACATATATGCTTTCCAACGGACTTCAACCAGCAAATCCCCGTGATAAGTTTAGATTTGGTGGTGTTGTTTTAGGAGCTCGTAGAAGGTTCAGCTATAACAATATGTGTTGTTATTGATAAAGTGTCTTAAACACGAAATAAAGTGTATCTACCGAATTACAATAGGGGTGAAAGTATTACGGGTTATGTATCCCGTTGTTCTTCAACTGCCGATATGGTTAGAAATGTAGGACAAATTGGGGTAAGACAATCCATTTGTAAGGAACACGCAGAACAAATGCGTAAAGCACTACGACAACCTTTTACTGAAAGTGAAAGAAAATTGGGACAGAAAAAACCCTAGAGCTTCTAGATATAACTTCTAGACTAGTAGCTAATAATATTTATTTTTTTCTTAAAAAAAAATAAATATTAAATAACTTAAATAATTTAACATCTTAAATAACAACTAACTAGAAGTTCTAATACTGGGTGCTTTGTAAAGCTACGGAATTAAAAAAGGAAGTCAATACTTATATTGTAAAAATACTTGAAAATAAAATATATTTGTTCTATATTTATTTTATGATGGAAGATTTTGAGAACAAAATGTTAAAAGCAGTCCTGAATAAACCAAATATTTTAATCAAAAATATTGGGGTTATTTCAAGGGAAGAATTATTCGTGAATAGATATAACAAGTATATCTTAAAAAGTATGATTGAATACTATGAAAAGTATGGTGAAGTTCCAACCATAGAGTTTCTGTGTAGTATTATCCATAGTGATAATGCTAATGAAAAGATTGTTAAGATGATGTTAGACCACTTATTATTGGTTATTGAACCAATAGTATTGACCGAAGCTGAAATGTCTTATTTGGAAGACAACATCAAGAAAAGGTTAAGCGAAAACATTATATCCAAAGCAACCAATAATTTACAAAAACTTTCAACCGAAGACAAGGAAAAAGTTTTAAGTGATGTTGTTTATTTGGAACAGGAAAACCCTGAATATGAAATTGTATATCTTTGGGAAGAATTGGAAGAAGAAACAAGACAACCCATTCCAACGGGATTACCCCTGATTGACGAATACGGAATAGCAAAAGGTGAAATAGGATTACTTATGGCGGGAACAGGTGTGGGTAAATCCGTATTTTTAACCTACCTGGCAAATAATTTTATGTTGGGTGGATACAAGACATTACACATAGTATTTGAGGGTCATAGGAACACATATTTAAGAGCACACAGAACGAAGTTAAACAACCCTTCAACCGAACAATTAAAGAAAGGTAAGACCATTTCCAATCTTCGTTTAGTCCAAATGAAATCAAATAAGACAACAACAAAAGATATTGAACTTTTAATCAACACATCAATTCAAGAAGGATTTATTCCTGATGTTATTGTGTTGGATTATGTGGATTGTTTGGTTGGTTCTAACAAGAAGGAAATATGGCAAAATGATATTTCAATTATGAATGACTTGGAACACATCAGTCAAAAATATAACATCGCATTATGGTCTGCGGTTCAAGCAAACAGAAGTGGATTGAATAAGGACTTGGAAATAAATAATGTATCAGGTTCAATATCCAAAGCACAAAAAGCTTCATTCATATTGGCACTAACAAGAAACCCATTACAAGCAGAAGACAACAAGGCTAGTATAGTTGTTATTAAAAACAGATTTGGTGTTTGTAGAGCGTCTTACGATTGTATCTGGAACCCATCAAAAATGATTATTCAATTACCAATAAACGAAAGACAAACACTATGAATAGATTAAAAAGATGGTTTAACAGACACGATGTCGCATCAACCAAAAGAAAGATGAAAGAATGGGAAACTGATGATGCTGTTGTATTCTTCAGTAAGGTATTTGACGACCAACTAACAACCGAAGAAAAAATTGTGGTCTATTTTTATTTTCCCAAAGAAAATAAAATAGACAATATTGAAAAACATTCTTATATTTAATATAAAGGGGGGTGGCGTTTTCTAATAGTAATGTTCCCATTTACTAATAAATTGTTCTAATGTCCCATCAAAACCACCCCCACTTTAACAACTAACCGATATGGAATTAAAAGATGATGAATTATTAGTTAGAAGGAAGCGTGTAAATGAATACGGGGAATGGGAATACGAATGTAAGTATTGTAATAACTGGTTATTAAAGTTTAAGTTTAGGGGTTGTATAGATTACATAGACGCTTATGGTAATTGTTTAATGTGTAATTCGTGTAAAACCAAAAGGGGACAACAAACACAAAAGGCAAATCAAAAAGTAGAATTAAAAAGGGTCTTTGATATAATGGGATTTGATACGGAAAGTGATGTTCCAATCTACAAACAATTTCATCAAAAATACAACTTACCATTAAAAAGAAGGGATTGGTAATATTTATAGATTATGAATGAAGTAATAACGACAGCAACAATAGGTTTCATTTCAACGATAGTTGGATACATAGCCGGTAATAGAAAAACCAAAGCTGAAGCAAACAGATTGGAAATTGAAAATGTTAAAGAAGTTATTTCTGTTTATACTATGGCGATAAACGACTTGAAAGCCGAAGTAAAAGAATTGAAGACACAATTAGAAAAATACCAAAGTCATATTGAAAAATTGGAAAGTGAGCTGTATTCTTTTAGAAGTCAAATGAGCCCTGAATTAAAAAGAAACGCACTATGAATATGGAAGATTTAGAAGTAGGACAATTATTTACCTTGTCTGTTGAAGACAGACAAAAGGTAATACAACTTGGAACAGACCAGTTATTTCAGGAAATATTGATTACCGCACAGATTACAAATAAAAAAGCATCTGTATTATTAAATGATACATTAGTCAGTATTGAAGAACACATCAAGTTTCATAAAGAAAACGACAACTTTGAGCTTTGTTATTACTTTACTGAAGTGTTTTGGGAAACAAATAAAAGATTACAAGATTTAAGGGAAAGGAATAAAAGTAATGTGTTCGTGTAAAAATACCCCACTACAGAAGGTAGAAGGAAGAATAGCCAGTCGTGGTTGGGGAAGTATAGCCAATAGTGAATTGCGTTTAATAGACGAGTTCATTTTTAGTAAATTGGGGGTTAGACCATCTAGCTCACAGGAAAGGATTGATATGTATGGAAACGCCAAATCAAAGTGATAAGCCGAAAAGCAAACAAGGAAACTATGTCTATTCAAGGGATAGGAAGAATAGGCATTCCACAATCCAAAAACAAAATTGTATTATCAACCAATTAGCCAAAGGTAATTCAGTTCATCAGGCAACTAAACTTTGCGGGTGTAGCGATGTAAGCTACTACAGGTGGAAAAAATATGATGAGGAGTTTAAGGTAAAGATTGAAGAATATTTCCAAATAGAATTGGAAATGGCCGAAGAAATATTAAAACAATCTATTAGGGAAAACCCTAACTTATTACAATTCTTTCTTAAGCATAGACACCCCGAATACAAAGTGAAACAATCAATAGAATTAAACCACACCGGTCTTGATAAAATTGAAGTGCGTGTTATTATACCTGAAAATTACCAAGATACTACACCAGACGATTTAAGTTCTTCTTGATGACTGCCATTATCTAAAGTGCGTTTGGTGATAGTGAAAGGGGAAAGTGTAAAAACTTTCCCTTTTTTTTTGTGCTTAAGAAAAATAGTTGTATCTTTGTAATATGGAAAACGGACAAAATCAATCGGTAGTAAGCAAACAAGAAGTTATTATGATGTATGATTACTTGGTTTCAATCGGTAGTGAATACACCGACGCAGACAATATTACATTTTCACTTTGGGAAAATGAAGAAGCATTAGGTGAAACTGATTTAACCGAAGATGAATACTATGAAATTGTATTACCTTTTGTAAAAATAATTTTGGCAGAACAAAACTAATTCACTAACTTTGTATCACACTAAACAACTATAAAAACTACGACTATGAAAACAAAAGAAATCACTATGGACGCACGAGTAATCTTGAACGAAGCAATCACTAAAAAAAGTGTTGTTGAAAAAAGTATTGTATTAGACAGAATGGTCGCACACCCAATCCACCCCTACTTGATTGAAGTGATTGCTGGTGTTATGGACGATAGTATGAAGAACAACAAATCAAACGAGGTGATGATTGCCAACATCAACACTTTCCTACAATTATGTATTGATAGGTTCAACGGAAAAAAAATCCACTAATCGCTTGTATAATCAAAATATTATCCCGAACTTTGTAAGACACTAAACAACTATAAAAAAATAAACCACTATGAAAAACACAGACAACCTTACCGCAGCAGTTATTGACCCAAACACTTTGGAAACTTCTATGATGAACGA